GCCCACTTGTAACCGGCTGTTTTTAAAACCTCGCGGTGAGTTTTGGTATCACCTGAAACCCACACCCACGCACCACAGACTTCGATATCAAGGTTTAAGCCCATGATTGCAGTTAGTGCCTCAAAAAGCTCATGTCCGTATTCTATGCCCGTTTGTTCGCTTCCTGTGTGGTCTTTGAGTACCGCATAAGCTTCATTGACTGCTTTCATCATCTCAAGCCCTGCCGGGTTACGGTCTGGGTGATAGAGTGAGCAAGCCTTGCGGTAAGCGTTTTTGGTGATATCCGGGGTTAACTCCCCGGTCAAGCCGAGGATTTGGCAGGCGTCTGTTATTTTCATGGTTTAGCTCCTAGTTTTCGTTGTTAGTTTAATCAACTTAATTTAATATTGTCAGCGTGAAAACCGTGGCTTGCTATAATCTCAACATTATTAAGCGAGTCAATTCTTAAAGCGCTACTATCATCAAAAATCCAAACCGTCGCTTCATTATCAAAATCATTAGATTTCTCTTTTGCTCGATTATCTAAAAAATCAGCGTGATTAAAGTTAACAACAATCAATTCCATTGTTGCTATTTGTCCTTTTGCTTTTTGTGCGTCGTTCATTACTACACTCCTAGTTTTGTTTAGTTAGCTTAATCGCTAACGTGGAGCTATAGTAACTTAAGTTTATTAGTAATGCAAGTGTATTATGATTAAATTTTGATATTTATATATAGCGCTGGCTAGCGTGTCTTTTACACATCTTTATACACAGATTTTGTGGATAAGCTTGCACTAGTAAACCAAGTGTATTATAATGGTATTATATTCTTTGATAGCGCTTCGCTTTGTGTGTTAATATTTAGCTATCAATTAAACACCCTAACACAATAAAAAAGGATTTATTTATGCCCTGGGAAGAGTCATCATACAAGCCGGAATATTGCGAGATAGTGGTTGAGATTTTAGCGACTGGTAGGAGTTTAGCTTCTGTTTGTGCTGATTTGGGCTGTTGCAGGTCTACACTTTACAAGTGGCGCGACGACTTTCCAGACTTTGCAAAAGCTTTGAATTTTGGCGTTCAGAAAGCTCAAAGCAATTGGGAAAGTATCGGGCGAGACGGTATCACCGGCGATAATCCCGACTTTTCAGCAACGCCTTGGATTTTTACGATGAAATCACGCTTTAGAGAAGACTATGCAGAAAAGAAAGATGATAAATCGGCAAGTGACTCTTTGATTGAAAAGCTTGTCGATAAGCTAATTGAATAATGACTGATAAGCTTTTAAAAGTACTCAAATCTTTTCCGCTTTTCGCCAAAAACTTTCTTAAGATCCGGACTAAATCCGGTCGGGTTGCATACTTTGAACTCAACCGGGCGCAAATGTATATACACGAGCGACTTGAGGCACAGCTACAAGCGACGGGTAAAGTTAGGGCGATCATACTAAAAGGCCGTCAACTTGGGTGCTCTACTCTTATACAAGCGCGGTTTTTTCATAAAGTCATAACGCAACGTGGGAAAAAGGCTTTTATTCTCACGCATGAAGCAGAAGCGACTAAAAACCTGTTTGCTATGACACGGCGCTACGTCAATGGATTACCCGCAGGCTTGGCGCCCACGCCCGATTCTAGCTCGGCGAAAGAATTGAATTTTGTCTCGTTGGATTCAGGCTACGCTGTTGGAACTGCGGGAAACAAAGGTGCTGGACGTTCACAAACTATACAGTTATTTCACGGTTCGGAGGTTGGTTATTGGCCTCACGCCGAGGAGCACTCTAAAGGTGTCATGCAGGCGATATCTAGCGAGTCTGGCACTGAGATCATAATGGAATCCACAGCCAATGGAATTGGTAATTATTTCAATCAATTGTGGAATAATGCGCTAACGGGTGATAGTGAATTTCAAGCTATTTTTGTGCCTTGGTACTGGCAACAAGAATACAAAGCTGAGTATACGAGTCGAGATGCAGAAGCGCCGCCGTTATCAGAAGAAGAGCAGGATATCTTTGATAGGTATCATGAAGATGGTATGACTTTCGAGCATTTATACTGGCGACGTATTAAGGTACGTGAGTTTAGTAGCGATCATGATGAAGGCGTAAAACGCTTTCAAGTTGAGTACCCACTCTCAGCAGTCGAGGCTTTCCGCAATCCGGTCGATGATACATTTATAACATCGAAACATGTTAACGCTGCTCGCAAGAATGAAGTAATCACAGACAATGCGCTGATTATTGGCGTTGACCCTGCAATCGGCGAAAACGATAGATGCGCACTCATTAGACGGCGTGGGCGAAAAGCTTTCAAGATGGAAACGCTACGCAATCAAAATACAATGCAGCTAGCAGGTCGAATAAAGCGCGTCATCGAGGAAGAGAAACCTTACCGGGTTTTTGTCGACTGTATCGGCATTGGAGCAGGAACAGTTGATAGACTGCAAGAAATGGGATACACGGAAGTCGTAGGCGTTAACGTTGCACGTTCAGCTAATGACAAAGAGCGATTCGCAAACCAGCGAGCTGAGTACTGGTGGGAAATGCGAGACTGGTTGCAACAAGAACTAGACGTACAAATACCGGACAGCGATGAACTTCACGCCGACTTATGCAGCCTTGGCTATAAGCATAGAAGCAATGGCCAACTTTTGATTGAAAGTAAAATAGAGTTACGAAAGCGCGGCATGCCAAGTTGCGATTTAGCTGATGCTCTAATGCTCACGTTTGCAGATGGTAAGATGCAATCATTGGGTGACAGTTTGTCGACGCGTATACCTGAGAGTCATGCGGGGATTTTTACTTAAATATGATGGGCGCTTAACGCCCACTAATTACTTGTCTACGATTGTGCTCAATATCTTTATAAGCTTACTACCAAATTTCACGCTGGATATGGTTTTAGCTATATTCCAAAGCGCGGTTTTAAGCTTCTTATCTTTATCAACCAACGCTTGCTCACGCATAACATTTTCTTTTGTTATGCCTTCGCGTTTAATTTGTTTACGCATATCTCGCAAGTGTCGCTTGTTTTCTTCGAGCTGGCTAATTAGCTTATCTATCTTTTTCTTAATTTCTTGCTGCTGCTCGAAACTATCTTTGGCTTGCTTGTCGGTTACTTCTCGCGCGTCGCGTACTTGCTCGGCGTGTTCGCGCGCTCGATTCACGGTATCGGCTGCATTATTTACACGTTCTTTAGATTTGGCATGGTCACGAACAAATCTTTGAGATGGCGCGTGTGCATCAATATATGGTTGAAACATCTCGCCAGCTGTCGCCATTGTTTCGGGCTTATTCGCGAATACTTCATTCAACGCTAAGCGATTAAGTTCTGGCGTGGCCTGGATAGCGCGTTGCATGACTTGGTTATAATCTTCGATTCCACGTGTTGCTTTAATGATGTTATCAGGTGCAAAGCCATTGTTTCTAACTGAGAGGTAAACCGGGTTACGGTAAAATGGTATGACGCGTTCTTTCCATTGTTTGTCTGCACTCATAAGATTACCGAAAACATCCGGTGGTATTGAATCTTGCAGCAAGTCACGTTGTTGCTTGGCAATTGGTTCAAGCTGTTTTGCTCGACTTTCCCACCGCATACGCTCATCTTGCGGTATGCCTGGCTCGCGGCTACGATTGCGTGCAATGTATGCTAAGTCGCGCATCGACTTCCATATTTTAACAAACTTAGAAGCAGGGATATCAATAACTTCTGGCCCTGGCCATTCTTCGTAAAGTTGATTAACGATACTATCGTAAATATTGTCACCTTCAGGCGCTATAATACCCTCATCGATAAGCCGGTTAACTTCGGCACGTATAGCCTGAGCACGTTCAACATTCGGGACTTGCACATTTTGACCGTCCAATGCTTGCGTAACACCATCATATAACGGCTTAATGGCGCTCTTTTCACCCTCAACAAATTTGTTAACTTCAGTCGCTGCACGTTCAGGAATATTTTGACCATCTCCTAATGATTCTTTTTGTGCTGCTAAAATATCCGATTGATGCTGTTGTGCGTCTTTATGTATTTGTTCAGCATTATTTAACACGGTTTCATGCCGTAAGTCGGGCAAGGATGTTGCTGGGTTTACGGGAAATGGATCTGATTCTTTAGCCTTGGCTAACTCATTCTTAGCTTCCATTAGCTGAACATCCAAATCTTCACCCTGTGCACGCAAGCCTTCAGGTGTTGACTTAGGCGCTCGCGCTTTAACCGTGGCCGTCCGTTGCTGCTCTGCTTCATGCGCTGCTTTGGCTGCATCTAATCCATCAGATGTTGGACGTTTGAACATAGAGCTCAATTCATCAAATGATGGAAAACCACCATCCCCCGAAAATGACCCGCCTGAACCACCTTCAAATGCACGGCCACCGGGAGCACGGCCACCAGGCTTAGCTCTACCTAATTTAATGGGCGCGCCCGTCATTAATGCATCTAACATCTTGTCCGAACTGGACTCACCGGGAGACGTTGCATAACCATATCCAAGCAATGCAGGAATCCCGGCCGGACCTAAGGCACCAGCGCCAACCATGGCCGGTGCATCGACCAATGCATGACCAAGCAATTGCCCTGCTTGACCGCCAAATGAACCTGGTGTTTCTTGCGGTTCTTGCTCTGCCGTTCCTAGCGTTGCAATATTCTTTACACGCTGCTTAGCTGATTGGCCTAAGTTAGAAAAAAAGCTTTCACGGCTTCCCATGTAGTTTTTACGCGCTGCATCAAATTGCTCTTGTGGCACTTCTTCCCAGCCGCTTTGTTGTTGTGGAACTTCTTCCCAACCATCTTCGGCGCGTGGCGCTTCTGTTTGTTGCATAGGCTGGGTAGGCTCTGGCATGGGTTGCGTAGGTTGCATTGCTGGTTGTTGCGCTTCTGGTAACTGCATTGGTTGGGTAGCATTTGCCCCACCACCTAGAAATCTTTGCATGTTTTGTACAAGCGTTTGGTCGTCAGTCATTAATGGAGGGTTCGCTAATGGCTCGCTTTGTTGTAACGAATTAGGCAAAGAGTTTTCTATGGTGCCCTGAAGGGTAGCCTCAGGATTAGGTGCCTGGTCTACTGGGTTCTCTGGCTGCTTTAGAAGTTTATCCCAATAGCTTGCGTGCTGGATTCTGTTTTTTAAGTTTGGATTATTCTTGGCTAAATCACCAGGAAACAACGCGGATGACTCATCTTTTTCGTAATTATAATGAAACAGTTTGGTGGCTTCCTCAGGTGTTTCAGCATTGGCAATAGCATCATAAAGTGGGCTTTTGTCTTTTGATTTAAGCACGTTTTTCAATTCGTGAATCATAAAATCTACTTGAATATTTAAATCTTCAGGCTTAAGCCCTTTGTCTTTAGAAAACTTAACTAAGTTGGTAGGGTCTGTTTCATAACGTGGTTTTTCAAGCTGGAATATACCGCGTCCTGGCCCGTTAGTTTGCTTCATGGTTGGATCAAATGTCCCACCCGTTTCAAGGTTAGAGTTAGCAAGTGCTGCAATACCTAAATTATGTGAGCCACCCTGGTCTATAACACGCGCGTAAATATCACGCGCGCGCTGCTCGGCATCCTTGTCAACCGCACCACTTGGCTTTACTTGGTAATTTGTATAGCGTGGGCTTAACCTGGAATTCATCATAATTAGCTTCTCACTTTTTTGCGGTACGTTTTGCCATTATGCACAACATACTCGTAACCATCTGATTTAAACCCCTCTGAACCAACCGGTTTTGATGCGCCCGTAACGGCACGGCCAACATGTTCGGACGGGAATTGGTTCTCAACCTGGAATGCTTCTTGCCCTGGTCTAGCCCCTTGGTTAGCTTTTTGTTCTTGCATTTGAAGCTTGAGAATACCATTTCTAAAGGATTCCTCGACCGCTTTTAACTTGGCCTTTAATTGAGCTTCAGTATCACCAATAGATGGTTTATTTCTTTGTAAAGTATCGTATTCTTTATCGGTAAACTTAGTATTTAAAGCTTTAGCCCTTACATTCACAAGCTCGTTGAGCTCACTTCTTAAACTTGCTAAGTGCCTGTCATGCATCTCCGAGCCCGGGCCAGCCCCAAATGCAGTAAACCAATCCAATGGATGCATCACTGATTCAACTGGATGGCCTACAATCTGTTTGGACCTACCTTTGTATCTTTCTAACGCATCGGGTTCTGTGCGCTGCTCTGCACCCATTCCGTAATGTGGTGTATAACCTAAATCTTTAGCCTCTTGGCTATAATTATCCATCTTTTGTCTAATACGTCCCACCGCTTGCAGCCCATCTTGGAGCGCACTTAATGCATCACCGCGCTCACCTTCACGGCTAACCTCGGCTTTAGATGTTTCCTGGCCTAGTGTTTTTTGTTGCTCATAATAATTCTTTAAGGTTTCTTGTAACCCACCAATGGGTGCACCAACAGAAGCCATCACTTGCGCCATAGATAACGGCATAGGACGGCCAGCAATCATAAGCATGGGTTCATTCTGTTGCTGCGGTGGCATAGCCTGTTGCTGGCTACCTGGCTGCATGGTTGGTTGTGCAGGTGGCGACATACCTGGTTGTGCAGGTGGCGACGTGCCTTGCTGGCTACCTGGTTGCATTCCTGGTTGCATACCGCCTTGCTGCATACCTGGTTGCTGGTAATTCTGCATGGCTTGCATCCATTGGTCACGGTAAGCCAGGGCTTTAGCTGGGTCATTTGCGCGCTCTAAAGCTTCCGTTTGTAACTGTGCTTGGCGCTTCTGGTAAGGAAGCAACGCGCCCAAACGATTTTGTTCTTGGCGCTGCAAGTCTAATTCTTGTGGCTTATAACGCTGCTGCATAAGCTGTTGCAACATAGAAGACATCTGTGGAGCAATATTGCCAGCGTTCCCCGTAGGTATTTGAAGAGCCATGGTTAACCCCCTTGTGGCATGAACATACCGCGACCAAAGGCACCGCTACCCATGCCGCCGGTCAAGTAACTCATTCCTAAGTTACCAATCGTCGAACCAATATCACCGATGCGATTTGCATTAGCTTGGCTACCACCTATGCCTAAGCCTGCCTGGTCTTGGGCTCCTTGGATGCTTTGCTGCCCCATTTGACCGGACACTTGAGCGCCTGTGTTAAACATGTTCTGGCCTAACCCTAAACCAGCACTATATTTCTGCATTAGACTATCAAGGTACTGTTGGCGGTCACGGTTCATAATATTATGTGCGCCTGATTGAATACTTTGCATGGCTGGCGCGCTGCCCATTAATCCCATGGAGCTAGCTGCGCCCATGCCTTGCTCTCCTGCTTGTGCAATATCTTGTTGGGCCATAGGTGACATTTGATAACCTTTTGTCCACTCGTCTTGCATTCCTTGTGGGTTCATAAGGTTTTTAAGTTGCTCGGACATCATGCCACCAGCATCTTGCCCTTGCTGCAAGAATGGCTGTTGCTGGCCTTGTGCAGTATCGTAGCCTTGCTGGACTGTACCTTGTGCGTTTTTATAAGCGCGTCCTGGGTGCATCCATTCACTTAACATACTCATTTTATAATCTCCTTAAGGCCAAATACTGGTATCAAACTGACGGAATGCACCATTTTCACGGCCAACATAAACATCATTCGTTGTATCATATAGCAGAATTCCATTGGGTAATGTAGCAGCCATGGCGGTAATTTCTGCTTGTGTAAATGATGGTGCCGTCAGATTGTCTAGCGCATCATTTGTTTGTTGTATCATGGTATTTAAAGAGTCTACAAGTGTGATCAACCATCGTTGAAAATCAGCATCTAAAGTACTTGTACTATACAAAGGCACATTGTTAACGCGCTCTAAATTAAGCATTAGTTTCCCCCACCAGACGCTCTACGCACAGACATAACACCACCAAGAACAACAATAGGCGAAGGGCTTACACAAACCAACTTATAGCAACGGTTGCGTGACATACCCATGGAGTACCAACGCATACGCCAACGGTAAATACCAATTTGAGAGAACTCACGCACGTCGGCACTATGAAAGGAAACTCCACCATTATCACTCCAAAATAACTCTATATGTGGCTTAAATAACTTATTATAGTGAGTGGAGTTTAATGTAGGTGTATTCGTTCCATCTTCAATGATAAATTCACCATCTTCTGTTATTAAATAAACAGGCTCACCACCTACTTCTTCCTCGTCAATGATAAAAGTCGTGCTTTCAAACGGCGCATTGCTCCTAACAAATGTATCTTCTCCAAAAACGAAGTCAATTTCGACGTAATCGGTAATAAATTCCGAGTAATCAGCTTGCGAATAAATCTGCGTAACCGCCTCATAGCGCATTGGGTACGTAATAAACGCGTCATCAGATTGTGCGTCTTCAACTTCAGTATTGCGTACTTCATTGATGTATATGTTTCCAGCCGCTTCATAAACTGCTCCATCTTTGCTAACGGTTACTAAATGTTTATTGTTAAAAAATACATGCTTTTGTATACGTGAACGCTCGCCATTTAGTTCGATGCACCGATGCCATGTTTGGGTATTAAAATTGTATTCAAGGCTATTTGCCGAATCCGTAATATCAAGCTCACCGAAATCAAGGAAATTACCAGCAGATACACGGTAAAAAATAGTGTTCTCATATTGGTACATGAAACCGTTAGTTTTTTGGGATATAAACGGGCTTATTCCGCCGCCTTCATTGGCTGTTTTTTGTATCAAAGTATTGATGGCTTGTGTTGATATAATTTGTGGCGTTCCACCATCGGAGGTCATAAATGCGACCAGTCCGTTACGGTTTTTACCTAGCCAAGTCATTCGGCCAAAGTCTACGTCGAGGGAAAGTGGATCTGCCATACCATAATCAAAACTATAACTTGTATTCAACTTAAACGGAAACGTCGTTGTCGTTGTTCCATCATCAAAAATACTTGGCATGTTCATCCAAATATCACAACCAAAGTCTGTAAAAATGTACAGTTGATTATGTAAAGATGTCATTTGGCGAATCTTGCCCGACGCATAGTTGAACAATGGCCCGGTAGACGTGGTAAAGCATGTGTCTGGGTCAAACCCGTCACCACCCAAGTTGATAACTGACAAAGCCCAAAAAGCACTATCATCATTTGATACTTCAAATCGGTTACCAAACGCCCTAACAAACTTAGGATTTTTTGGTGCGTTGGTATCTGTAACCTTAACAAGCTCACTGGTTTCTTCTTTAATCACAAAGATTTGCTTACCAACGCTATCAATAATCATAACAAATACTTTATCAGCAAATACCAAGAAATCCGTGTATAACTCACCCGTCGAGCGGTTAAAGTCAGGACTCGATAACTGGCGCGAATTAAAGTTGCTATCAATCTGATAGACATTAGAGTCTACAACAATATATGTATAATCAATGCTTTTAAAAATGGCTCGTGGTTCATTATCATAAATAAGCCGGTTTCTATTAGCTACACGCACATGCTTTCTACCCCATACAGGATAGGACGCAATAGGGCGCTTGCCTGTTTCAGATTGCACTTGATACCAATTGGCAGCATCTTGGGGATTAAACTGCTTGAACCTGGCAACGTCATATTTAGTTACAATAGGTAACTGCTCAATAGGCATAATATTTTCCTTGTAACTAAATTCCTGAGATAACTCTAAACGCCCCATTGGGCATAAGGCCATCGTCACCGGTAGAAACATCTAAACTGTAATCACTTGCAGCATACATATCACTACGGGCTTCTTTTAGCTTTTCTTCAAGCTTAGGAGTCCATGCTTCGGAGCGCCCTTTGTAGTCAGCTAAATCACTGGCCAAGGCAAATTTAAGGTATCTCATGTAATATTCTGGCAAGGATTCCATGGTATCAGTGGATATAAATACTGCCACTTGGAATTTACCACGAATGTATAAAGTGAATTCTTGGCTTGGAGCAGGAAAAATACGGATGTTAGTGATGTTTGTTCCCTGGTCTACAATGATGTAGGTGGGCAATCCTTCCAAGGGCAAATATTTATATGATGAATCAAACTCGGATGGCGTTATCGATCTTAATGGATAGGTGACACCTTCTAGCTCTACCCATGCATTTGACAGCATAGAAAGCCTTCCCTCGATGATATCAGGTGTTGGGGTATAGTCAGCCGCACCAATCGTTAGCGTGCCTTCACCGGTCGTTATAACCTTGCTTGTGGTTCTATCTACGGTTAACAATAAACCTGTTGCGGAATAGTGTTGCAGCAATTCATTGAGGTATTGGATACCATCAGATAAATCACTTCCATGAAGGGGTACGGTCGATCCACTTGAGCTTACAAGTTTATAAGCATCACTTACAAACTTTTTTACGCTTTGGCTTGGCTGTGGCATGTTTCACCTCTTTTTTTGGGGGTTCGTCAAACCATACGCCGGTAGCAATCAAAGCTAAATAATCTTCGTAACTATCAGCAACCATACGCATATCAACGCCGTAAACACGCGCTCTAAAATGGGTTTTATCAACCCACCTTCCACGGTAAAGAAACTGCCCCTCGTTGGAGGGGCATAGTTCACTATGAGCGGACACGAACAGCAAACTCAGGGTTAATTGCTACACCACCAAGCATATCAAGTCTATCCAATTGCTTGTAGTTATAGATATCAGCACCTAAGGTATGGGTAACAGACATTTTGTATTTGTCACTCATACTTGTCGAAGCTTCAACGCCACCGACCAACTCTTTAATCGCTGGAGCAGCAAACACAACGGCTTGTTTGTGGTAAGCGATTGAAACGTTATGGTCATTAGCCAACAATACTTGCGCACCGTTAGGAATGGCAGCACTTATGTTTCGACGTGGGCCAGAAACGATAATCTCAGGACTAACAGGGACAGTAGCTGCACCAGCGCCATCAGAAGTTACATTAGCCGTTACAACAAACTGGGCACGTTGAGAGCGGATAGAAGAGCCTTGGATTAATGGATTAACCATGAATACACCGTCATCTTCACTAATCTCAATGCTGTCGCCTTCTTTAAACACAACATCAGAAGCTACTAAACCGGTTAATGACAAGCTGCTACCACTTGATACGGGGCCAACAACTATTCCACCAAGTTTAAAGCCTGAAGGTGGCGCGCCACCTGCTTCACCCACACCAGCGATTTGGCGTTGCAAGAAGTTAGTTTTGAAGAAATCAAATCCTGACAAGTGACCAATAAATCCATCAAGCAATGCGCTACGGTTAACGGTCATGTTGAAGACTG